AGATTATAGATGAAGATGATGTGTGGAGCGACTTAACAGATGACGATACAAATTTAGCAATGTGTAAAACGTTTGTGTATATTAAAGTTAAATTAGCTTTCGATCCGCCATTGAATTCCGGAGTAACTCAAATGTATGAGAGACAATTGGATGAATTAACATGGAGATTAAATGTGGAGGTAGATCATGAGTAAAAAAAACAAAAGACCAATTTCAAATCGTCAAGGCATGGACATAAAAACGAACATCAAGAACGAGGCGGTTGAAGAAAAAAACATCGATGATAAGAAAAGTTCATTATTTGATGTGAAAGAGGAACCCGAAATCACAGATTATCCAGAACCTCCAGAACTTGAGAAAAGAATAACAACATGCCTAGTTAATGTGAGAGAGAAGCAAACAAAAGATAGTGATGTATTAACAATTTTAGAAAAAGATACGGTAGTAAGAGGTATCGATTGTGGAGAATGGTTTAATATAATAGAGGTTGATAGAAGTTCAACTTTAGGCATTTCGATGAAAGAGTATTGGAACGGATATACAATGTCTGAATTTTTAAAATAAGAGGTAACTAACATGGAATATATATTACAACACCACGGTGTAAAAGGCCAAAAGTGGGGTGTTAGAAAAGCAAAAAGAGCTATAAGAAAATATAACAGATATTCCAGAAAGTATGCCATTGCTAATATCCTTAGGCGAGAAGGGCAAGATATGCAAGATAACCCTGGCAAATATACCGCGGATAGAAGTCAAAATAAAAAATTTCTTAAACTTGGTAAAAGAAGTGAAAAGAAATATAGTAAGAAAGCTGATAAATATCAGCAAGCTATGCGAGATGCTTTAAACGAAATCGGCGATATGAAAGTCAGCACAATAACTAAAACAAAGACCACATCACAAAAAGGTCGAGATATAATTGCCAATATGGGAACAAATGTTTTATCTAAAAACATATATGATGTTCCATATATCAAATTGAAACTGGACAAAAGGAGTATACAATAGGAGAGAAATAAATGTTATCTAATACCGCAATCCCAAAATATTATGGAGAGTTTAGGGAACGCGTTATAAATGGCGAGATTCCCGTTTGTAAAGAGATATCTATGCAAATGAATCGTATAGATGAAAGAATAAACGATCCTAGATTTTATTATGACGATAAAGCTATAGATGGATTTATTGCTTTTTGTGAAGAGGAGCTCACATTAACTGACGGAAGTGACTTGCATTTATTAGATACATTTAAATTATGGGCTGAAGATCTATTTGCCTGGTTTTATTATATAGAAAAGAGTGTATATGTACCAGGTTCAAAAGGTAAAGAAGGGCATTACGAGAATAGAGTTATAAAGAAGAGGCTTACAAATAAACAATTTCTAATAATACCTAGAGGTGCTGCAAAATCCATGTATGGTTCTTGTATACAGAACTTTGGATTAAACGTAGACACCTCAACCACTTATCAGGTAACAACAGCCCCAACAATGAAGCAGGCAGAAGAGGTTATGTCACCTATAAGAACTGCTATAACAAGACATAGAGGCCCACTGTTTCAATTTTTAACAGAAGGATCTATAAATAATACAACTGGATCCAAAGTAAACAGGGTAAAATTAACATCTACTAAAAAAGGTGTTGAAAATTTCTTAACGGGATCTCTTTTAGAAGTTCGCCCAATGTCGATAGACAGTTTGCAAGGTTTAAGAAACAAATATAGCACAGTTGACGAGTGGCTATCTTGTGATATTAGAGAAGATGTTATAGGAACTCTAGAGCAAGGAGCGTCGAAGATTGAAGATTACTTAATAGTTGCTACTAGTTCTGAGGGAACTGTTCGAAATGGCCCTGGCGATACAATTAAGCTTGAGCTTATGGATATTTTAAAGGGTGAGTATCAGAATCCGCATGTATCTATATGGTATTATAAGTTAGATGATGTTGAAGAAGTTGGTATGCCTGAGATGTGGGTAAAAGCCAACCCTAATTTAGGAAAGACAGTCACATATGAGACATACCAGACTGACGTAGAAAGAGCCGAAAAAGCCCCAGCTTCAAGAAATGATATTTTAGCTAAAAGATTTAATCTTCCTATGGAAGGATATACATATTACTTCACATATGAAGAGATATTGCCACATAGAAAGAGACAATATGCTAAAATGCCATGTTCAATGGGAGCAGATATGTCACAAGGCGATGACTTCTGTGCATTTACTTTCTTATTTCCATTACCAAGAGAAGAGTATGGTATAAAGACGAGAGGCTATATTACAGAAACAACCCTTAATAAATTACCACTAGCTTTAAGACAGAAGTATCAAGACTTTATAGATGAAGGTTCGTTAATGATAATGCCAGGTACGGTATTAGACATGATGAAGGTATATGATGATCTTGATATTTTTATAAATGAACAACAATATGAAGTTATGTGTGTTGGATATGATCCATATAATGCTACAGAATTTATGCAAAGATGGGAAATTGAGAACGGTTCATATGGAAATGTTGTAGTTAGACAAGGATTTAAAACGGAATCAGTTCCACTAGGAGAGTTAAAAACACTTGCTGAACAACGAATGTTATTATTTGACGAAGAATTGATGTCTTTCACAATGGGTAATTGTATAACACTAGAAGATAACAATGGTAATAGAAAACTCTTTAAGAAACGACGAGAAGAGAAAATAGATAATGTAGCAGCTATGATGGATGCATATGTTGCATATAAATTAAACAAAGATTCATTTGAATAGAGGTAACTAACATGGAATACACATTACAACACCACGGCGTAAAAGGAATGAAGTGGGGTCACAGAAAAGCCGATTACAGAATAGGAAAAAGTCTAGTACGACAATATAATAAGTTACAAAAAAAAGCTGGAGATTCTAAAAATTATTCAGAAGAATATGCTAGTAAAATATTATTTAAAGACCTATATACCGATGCGGCTAAAGCCCAATCTATCAAATCCGATATATATAGAAAACAGAGTAAAGTAATATCTGCTCAATTAAGAAAGATGAAAATTTCAACACTAAAGAAAACGTATAACAGAACCACAGTTACCGAATTTATGTCTAATGGCACGTGGGCGTACGCTAAATTTAGAAAAACACCGATTAATAAATTAAAAATAGATAAAAAGGCGTATAAAAGAGAAAAAATGAGATATAAAAACAGGAGTAACTAACATGGAATACACATTACAACACCACGGCGTAAAAGGTCAAAAGTGGGGTGTTAGAAGGAGATTTAAGAAGTATCTAACAAGGCGTAGAAATGCTAAGAAACAAGCAGTAGTTCGTAGAGGAGATACCGATTATATCCGTAAGCATCCTGAAAAGTTTACAGACAAACAAATCGAAGCTGCTAGAAATAGAAAGTCTGAACTATTAACACTTCCTACAGGAAGCAAAACAGCAGATAAGATAAATTCTCTAAATAATAAGTTGCAAGGTGGAAAGTCTAATGAGAAGCAGAAGAAGACATTTGATCAAAAGCTTCAAACCGCTTCCAATATTGTTGGATTTGCAACTAAAATTGTAGAACTTGCTAATAAAGCGACGCCATTAATTAATAAACATAAAGATAAAGAAAAGAATAAATTTTTAGAAGAAGCACAAGATCTAATAAACAGACAGGATAAAGAAGGCTTTGCTGCAATAATGGATAAAGTACCAACGTCTATGGTTAAAGATTTTAATGATCGTTATAATGCGAATAAAGATTTCATAGACGAGAAGAGAAAAGAGAAATAATAGGAGAGATTATCAAAATGGGTATAATAGATAGACTACAACATGCATGGAATGCTTTCATGAATAAAGACCCAACGCCAGAAGGTTTTTATTTAGGAATGCCCTCTAGTTATAATCCAACAAGAATACATCTTACTGGTGGTAATGAGAGGACTATAGTAACGAGTATAATAACTCGTATAGCAATGGACGCATCTTCTGTTGATATTTATCACATTAAAACAGACGAACAAGGGCGTCTTGAAGATATTATAGATGACGAGTTGAATAGGTGCTTCACCATAGAAGCTAATATAGATCAAACTGCCAGAGCATTTTGGCAAGATGTATATTCTTCTTTGATGGACGAGGGATGCATATGTATATTCCCGGTAGACTTATCAGTAAGTCCTAAAAATACCGAATCGTACAAGATAAACACAATGCGAGTTGGTAAAATAGTTCAGTGGTATCCAAAACATGTCACTGTTGACGTATATGATGATAATACTGGAAAGCATAGAGAACTCACAGTACCTAAGAAATTTGTTTCTATTATAGAAAACCCAATGTATCCAATAATGAATGAGCCAAACTCTATATTTAAGAGATTGTCTAGAAAATTAGCTTTACTGGATAGGGTTGACGAAGCGCAGGCTTCTAAAAAACTCAACATGATTGTGCAACTTCCTTATGTTGTAAAAGGCGAGCTTAAAGAACAACAAGCCGAACGAAGATTGAGTTCTATAGAGCAGCAATTACAAGATAGTGAAAGAGGTATCGCTTATATAGACGGTACCGAAAAAGTAGTGCAGTTAAATCGTCCAATAGAAAATCAATTATTGGATCAAATCGACTACCTAACAAAGCAATTATATGCTGTCATGGGTATTAATGATTCGATTTTGAACCATACTGCTGATGAAGCTACGATGAATAACTATCAATCAAGAATTATAGAGCCTTTAGTCTCTGCTGTTGTAGATGAGATGAAAAGGAAATTCTTAACGAAGACTGCTTTATCGCAACGTCAATCTATAGCATTCTTTAGAGATCCATTTAAGCTCATACCTGTTACGCAAGTTGCAGATATGTCTGATAAATTATCTAGAAACGAGATCTTATCAGCTAATGAAATACGTCAGAGCCTTGGACGTATACCTAGCAAAGATCCACATGCTGACGAGTTACATAATAGTAACATGCCAAGGTATGATGATAGTGGAGTAGCTGGCGATGTGGCATATTCTGGAGAATCTCTAGAAACATTATTAGACAAGCCGCTCTCTCAGATTTAAAAATAATATAGGAGGAATGCAATGAAAGTAAAATACGATTTTGCCGGATGGGCAACAAAGAATAATATTAAATGTGCCGACGGTAGAACAATTTTAAAAGATGCTTTCAAGGAATGCAATGGCCACAAAGTACCATTAGTATGGAACCATATGCACAGCGATCCTGAAAATATTTTAGGTCATGCCCTATTAGAAAATAGGCAAGATGGTGTATATAGTTATTGTACATTTAACGATTCCGAAAGCGGTCAAAATGCTAAACTTTTAGTCCAGCATGGCGATATAGAATCACTTTCTATATATGCTAACAAATTAGTACAGGACGATCATAAAAATGTATCACATGGCGTTATTCGTGAAGTAAGCCTAGTATTGGCAGGAGCTAATCCTGAAGCAAATATTGACAATATAATACAGCACGGAGAAGAGGTTAAAGACAAAGCAATTATAAAAATGAGCCAATTCTTAACAGATGACGAATTAATGCATGGTGAGATAGAACTGGAGTCTCAAGAAGATAAACAAGGCTCAGAGAATCCAGATGAAGGAAATCCAAATGAAAAAGGAGAAAACACCAATATGGAAAACCAAGATCCAAAGACTAACGCCGAGTTACAGCACGCTGACGATGGCGGAAAAGAGAGGACAGTCGGCGATGTGCTAGACACATTAAATGACGAGCAGATGGCTGTTGTTGAAGCACTTATTGCCCAGGCAGCTGCTGATGCTACAGACCAGCAAGAAGATTCTAAGGAGGATAAGAAAGAGATGAAACAAAACGCATTTGACAGATTTAATGAAGATGATCAAAATGAGCAGGTATTAATCCATGATGCATTGAATCAGATTCTAGACGATGCAGAAGCAGCTGGCGGCTTAAAGAAGAGTTACATCAAGCACGCTGCAGAGTATGGTATTGAGGGTCTTGAGCTTCTCAATCCTGAGTATGAAGAACTTAATAAGACACCTCAAGTTCTTAATACACAGCCTACAGGTTGGATTAGTACAGTAATTAGTGGAGTACATAATACACCTTTCGCTAAGGTTCGTATGACATTCGCTGATATCACTGGCGATGAGGCTAGAGCTAGAGGTTACATCAAGGGTAAGTATAAGAAGGAAGAGGTTATCTCTTTACTTAGAAGACAGGTTAACCCTACAACAATTTATAAGAAGCAGAAGTTCGACAGAGATGACCTTATCGATGTTGATTTCGATGTAATTCCTTGGATTAAGAACGAGATGAACATCAAGCTTGACGAAGAGAAGGCTAGAGCTTATATCTTTGGCGATGGCAGATCATCAGCTGATGAAGACAAGATTAGAGAAGATTGCATCATCCCTGTAATTGCAGATGAGGATCTCTTCACTATCAAGTATACAGTCACACAGGCAAATGATGAGACTCTTGAGCATGCTCTTATCACAGCAGCTGTACTAGCTCAGGATGATTATCAGGGTTCTGGTAACACAGTAGCATTTATCGAGGCTAAGCAGGTTTCTAAGATGCTTCTTATGGAAGACAAGTTCGGCCACAGATTATATCCAACTATTAACGAGCTAGCATCAGCTATGGGCGTTGGTAAGATTGAAAGAGTACCAGCTGGAATTGTTCCTAATGATATCTATGGTGTAATCCTTGACCTTTCTGATTACAATGTTGGTATGAAGAACATGGGACAGAAGAACTTCTTCGATGATTTCGATATTAACTATAACCAAAATATTTACTTGCTGGAGACACGTCAGTCAGCAGCTTTGACTAGACCATATTCAGCAATCGTATTAAAGAAGAATCAGTAATCTTAAGGAGGAAATAGAACAATGGCTATCGAATATACAAAATCTAACGAGAAGCGCTTAGATAAGAGATATGTAGACGCTAATGATCAATACATCGGAAGCGTTGTAGTTTATGGTAATAGCGAAGATGGTAAGCTATATGTAGACGCTGAGTACACAACAGCCGTTTCTGCAGATTTAGCATCTGATCTATTCGTTAAGGACATTCTTATGGTTAATGTAGGAGATGCTTACTTTGCACCTGTAACTTTCACAGGCTCTGCAGTAGTGACAGTTAGTGTGGTAGAGTCAAGCCTTACAGCTACATCTTGGACTGTAGAATAGGAGATAGAATCTCATGATAAATAAGTATTACGGACCTGTCGGCTTTTCTATGGAAAAAGAAGTTGAAGATGGTATATATAAACGAAAAATCGTTGAGCATAATTATACCGGAGAACTTGTGAAATGGATTAGCAAATGGCAGACTGGCGATGGTATAAATGATAATCTGAACATGTCAAATCAGATAAGTATCATTGCCGATCCGTTTGCTTATGAAAATTTTCATAGGATAGTTTATGTAGAATTTTTAAAATCAAAATGGAAAGTAAATTCTGTTGAAATACAATATCCTAGACTAATTCTCACAATTGGGGGCATATATAATGAAAATACGAGAGAAGACGTCTGCCGATAGGCGTAGGGAAATGCAGAAAATACTGCAAAGAATTATGGGCGATAATCCAGTATATTTTCAACCGCCCCGTAATGAGAAAATGCGGTATCCATGTATTAGGTATAAACTTAATGATGTCGATACTGCAAAAGCAGATAATAAAAAGTACAAAAAGATGAATCGTTATGACGTGATATTAATAGATGAAGATCCAATTAGTAGATTCGTAGATCCAATACTGGACATTGAATACTGTAGCTTTGATAGATCATATTCATCTGATAATTTAAATCATTACGTCTTTACGATATATAATTAACATTTATTTAAGGAGGATACTAAAATGCCAACAACATATCCATTAGAGTTTGACAAAACTGGCGAGAGATATTTTGAAACTGGTGTATCTAAAGGTGTATTATTTCCTCATGATGGAACACAATATACTGCTGGTGTAGCCTGGAATGGTTTAACAGCAATTACAGAGACACCTTCTGGTGCTGAAGCTACAGCTCTTTGGGCTGATAATATTAAGTACCTTAACCTATTCTCAACAGAGGAATTTGGTGCTACAGTTGCAGCTTACACATATCCAGATGAGTTTGCTGAGTGTGATGGTTCTGCCGAGATCGCTACAGGTGTACATATCGGACAGCAAACAAGAAAGATGTTTGGTCTTTGCTACAGAACAGAGAAGGGTAATGATATTACTGAAAGACTTGGTTATACATTACACTTTATTTATAATGCTAAGGCAACACCTTCTGAGAAAGCATACAATACAGTTAATGATTCTCCGGAAGCAATTAACTTCTCATGGACACTTTCAACAACACCTGTAAACGTTGCAGGTTATAAGCCAACTGCGCTAGTAACAGTTGATTCAACAAAGGTTGATCCTGATAAGTTAACAGCTCTTGAAGAGATTATTTATGGTAAGAATGACACAGCGCCAAGATTACCAATGCCTTCTGAGATTGCAGCTCTTGTTGGAACAACAGCAAATTCTGGATCATCATCAAGTGGTTCAGGCTCTTCTTCATCACCTACTTATACAGCAGTTACACCTGTTGGAACTGAGAACCCTTCAACTGAGGGATGGTATGAGTCTGATGGAAATGGCGGTTACACACTTACTGCAGACACAACCGTTGATAACACAAAGACATATTATGCACAACAACCAGCAAGTTAATATGTAATAGTAGCTATGGGCCCTCTTAATTGGGGGCCTTTTTATTTATGAAAGGAGTAAATGACAATGTTAAAGAAAACAGTAACTTATGAAGATTTTGACGGAAACACAGTAACAGATGAATTTGAATTCAACCTTACCAAGACAGAGCTTACTGAGATGAACCTAGCTCAAGATGGCGGTCTTGATAAGTTTATAGAAAAGATAGTAAAAGAGGAAGATCAGAAGAAGATTTATGACCTCTTTAAAGGATTAGTAGTAAAGGCATATGGTAAAAGATCTGAAGACGGAAAGAGATTTATCAAGTCTGAACAAATGAGTGAAGAATTTACACAGACTGCGGCTTTTGATGCTATGATGATCGAGATGCTTACATCTGATAATGCAGCATTAGCAACCGATTTCATCAAGGGCATAATCCCAAGAGATATCGCAGCTCAGGTATCACAAAATCAAGCCACAGTAATGCCTATTAATACGGTACAATAATTATGCCACTACTAATAGATGTTCCTTCTGGAGAATATTATGACGAGGAAAAGAATGAGTTTGTTAATGTTAAAGGCATAACTTTAAAGCTCGAACATTCTTTGATCGCAATATCAAAATGGGAAGCAAAATACCATAGAACATTTTTAAAGGATACTAAGAAGACAGTAGAACAAATGCAATATTACATACAGTGTATGACAATTACGCAGAATGTTGATCCTATAATTTATAATTTTTTAAGCGAGCAAAATTATAAAGATATTACTGCTTATATAGAGAATCCGATGTCCGCAACGAACATACCTAATTTAGCTATGAAGACTGGTGGACGCCAAATGGATAAAGATGATCTAACTTCTGAGATGATATATTACATCATGGTCGCTGCAGGTATTCCTTTTAAGTGTGAAACATGGCATCTTAATAGATTATTGAAACTCATAGAGATTTACGACCTCAAGAATCAAGATCCAGAAAAGAATAAAGTTTCAAGAAATGAGATATTAGCTCGCAATAGACAACTTAACGATGAACGTAGGAGGCGGTTGGGAACGAAAGGTTAAACCAATGCCTATAATAGAGATGACTACAAAAGGGGACTTTAGTAAAACAGAAAAATTTTTACAAAAGTGCTTACATATTTTTGATATTAGTAAATTTGATAAATACGGTAGAAAAGGGGTTGAGGCTTTAAGGGCTAATACCCCAATCGATACCGGTTTACTAAAAGATTCTTGGTATTATGATGTTACATTTTCTAAAGAAAGAATCGAAATCACTTGGTATAATAGTGATGTGGAGAATGGTTATAATGTTGCCATATTAGTACAATATGGACACGCTACAAAAAATGGTACCTGGGTTGAAGGTGTTGATTTTGTAAATCCCGCTATGGCTGAAGTATTTCAAGATATGGCTGATGAAATTTGGATGGAGGTGACTAACGCATGAGCAAATCGGTTGAAGAACGTATTGTCAAGATGCGTTTTGATAATGCAGGATTTGAGAAGGGTGTTGCTGAAACTAAGAAATCCTTAGAAGAACTTAATAAAAAAGTTGAGATGAAAAATACGTCTAAGGGCTTAGATGAGCTAACCAAAAGCGCTAGTCGTGTTAATTTGTCACCATTATCTAATAGTGTGGAGCAAGTAAGTGTCAAATTTTCAGCTTTAAATACAATAGCAGAAACGGTATTTAGAAATTTAACAACTTCTGCAATGCAAACAGGAAGCAAGATTGTAAATGCTTTAATATCGCCAATCGTTCAAGGCGGTAAAACAAGGGCGATGAATCTTGCCAATGCACAATTTCAAATAGAAGGTTTATTCGGTACCGCAAAAGATTTAGAAGGTAAAACGCCTTGGGAAAAATTACTAGACGATATTAATTATGGTGTAGAAGATACGGCATACGGCCTTGATGTAGCAGCTAAAGCGGCTGCACAATTCGGAGCTTCTGGAGTACAAGCTGGCGATGATATGAAAACCGCTTTAAGAGCTATATCTGGTGTTGCAGCTATGACAAATTCGGATTACGAATCAATTGCTGATATATTCACCACAATATCTGGTAATGGTAGAGTTTTTGCTATGCAACTCAATCAGTTGTCTAGTAGAGGTCTTAATGCGGCGGCCACATTAGCTAAATCATTAGGAGTTACAGAGGCCGAAGTAAGGGATATGGTCTCTAAAGGAAAAATAGATTTCGCAACCTTTTCTAAGGCAATGGACGAAGCTTTTGGAGAACATGCCAAGAAAGCAAATGATACCTTTACAGGTGCATTATCTAATATGAAAGCAGCCCTTGCGAGAATAGGTGCTGAATTTTGGTCTCCATTTCTGACAGTTGCTAGAGATGTTTTTAATGCATTAACTCCTATATTTAAGAAATTACAAAAATTATTGTCCGTTAGTATAATCGCATCAATAAATGAAAATGTTAGGAAGATAGCAGATCAAGCAATAGGCTGGTTTAATAATATAGATGCTGGTTTGAAAAAAGCACAAGATGGACTGGCAATGTTTATACCTATTTGGAAACACCAGGCCGACAAATACGGGCAAGTAATAGAAGGTGAACAGCAACAAGCAGAAGAAGCATGGGCTAATTTAATAGCATTTACAGGTAAATCTAAAGAAGAGTTAATGAATTCTGAAGAATATTATGCTGCTGTAGTATTTAGTAGTATTAAAAATTCTTTAGAATCTGTTAGAGAGACAATGTCTGCTGCTTTTTCATCTATAGTAAATGCTTTTAAATTAGTAACTAATTTTATAGGATTTAAAAGCGATATTTTGAGTATTGTTACCATTATTCAAAATGTAACAGCTTCTATAAAGAATGTGGTAACAGCAGTTTCCAACGGATTAGCTAATATATCCAAGAAAGTAGCTGAAACTAGATTTGGCATGATTGCTAGTTTATCTGGCGTTTCATCTATATGGACTGGCGAAATGTCCAGCATCATATCTTTATTGTTTAACCTTATTTCTAATGTGTCTGGAAAATTATCAGTTATTATTGAAAGAGTAATGACTATAATAGGGTTTGTGCTAGAAGGCGCACAAAAGATATATATTACTGTCTCTGCTATAGTAGCTAAGATAGTATTAACAATTGTTAATAGGATTAGAGAATTAAGATTCGGAGCAAAAAGCTTTGTTGATGTATGGCATGGAGTATTTAAATTCCTAGAAACTGGAATGAATGCTTTTGGAAAATTATTAACATTTATATTTGAAGTATTTGATAATGCTTGGACTAATGGAATATATCCTATAATCTCGGTATTTTTATCTTTTGTATTTAGTATTAGAGACATTGTAGTTGAGGCTATCAATGTTATATTAACAGCTATCGGTAAATTATTTAGTGCATCTGAATCAGCATTACCTAAGCTAATATCGATGGTAAAAGATGACCTATTCGGACTATTGCAAAAGATAGGAGAATTGTTAAATGGCGTTGCCGAAGTAGTTAGAAATGTAATAGTTCCAGCATTTAAATATTTATGGGATGCTATACAACCTACATTCGCGTATATAAGAGATTCATTTAAATCAATAATAAAAGAATCCGGATTATATGATAAGGCCATTAAATTAATAGCAACAATTACTGATTATTGGAAAGGTAAGATTGATAAAGTAAAAGCATCTATTGATAAGCTTACACGAAGTCTAAAGGATGAGACAAGTATAGCCAATGGATGGAAAAAAGCTGTCGATAAGATAGTATCAGTTTTAGATAAATTAGCTCATAAATTAGTAGACGCTGCTGGAAAATTTATAGATTTTGCTAAAAATATTAAGAATACAATGCAAAAAAGCGGAGTATTCACAACGGTTGCTGAAGCAATAAAGAATATTTTTAATTCTATTAAAGATACTTTCTCTAATCTAGGACCAGTAGTATCATCATTAAGAAATACGATATCTCAATTTATAGCATCAGCTGGCGGTTCATTAATAACTGTTTTAGCAAATTTAGCAAGTACCATCATTTCAAAATTAGGACCTGCTATTGTTAAAATATTAGATTTGTTTAATGCGTTCCTAAATGCATCTATCAAAATGGGTAGTAATTTAAAAGACAAATTAAGCCCAGCATTTAAAGATATTTCCGGATCAGTTAAGAAAGTATCGGATTCATTTGGAGGATTTGTTGGCGGAAAAATTAGCTCAATTACTAAATTCTTTGATGATTTTGCTAAAGGAACACACCATATACAAGCTGTAGCCGAAGACGGAAGTGTGATTTTTGATGATACAGTTACAAAGGCTGAGCGAGCATCTCAAAATTATAAAGCAGTAGCAGAATATTATAAAGAAGGCACAAAGACCATTTCTCATGAGATGAGATATAGTTCAAAAAATATGTCAGATGCGGTCGTTCAAGTTGCTGAAGCTAATAAGAAGAGTAAGACAGTATCAGAAAACATAGACGATACTGTAAATAATCTCCTATTTAGAGAATCTTCAGGTTCTTTATTGAAAGATATGGCTTCCTTTGCCGGTGGATCATATCTTGGTATATTTAAAGGATCTTTAGATACTATAAATGGAGTTAGAGAATGGCTTCAAGACCTGTCTCCTCAAATGGCTGGTTTATTAGGATTCGCAACAGCAGGAATGTATACATCTGTAAAGACAGCTCAAGGATTAGCTGGATTTGCACATGGTTTATCAAATCTAACAAGTGCCGGCGATTCAATAGCCACAGCAGTAAAGAATTTGACAAAGACACTAGACAATTTTGGAAAATATCTTTCAAAGTTAGGCACCGCCGCTATAATAAAGGGTATAGGTATTGCTTTACTCGAGTTAGTTGCAGCTTTTGCCATTTTGGTATTAATTGTACATTTCGCAGACCCATCGGATATAATCATAGCAGGAATAATAATTGCAGCTTTCTTTGCCGCAATGATAGCATTAACGGTAATGCTTGCGGATAAAGTAGAAGTTCTAGAAGACGGAACTAAAAAGATAAATCCTAGTAGATTTAAATCAGCACTCAAAGACTTTTCTAAGTCGTTAATGGAGATCGGTGCTGGTTTAATAATGGTATCTTTATCCGTTGCCGTATTAGTATTTGCTATAAAACAATTAAAAGATATTAAATGGGATGAGATTAAAGACGGCCTTACAGCATTAGCAGCTTTATTATTTATGATAACAATGATGCTTGCTATAATAGTTAGAGCTGGTGCAACAACGAAAACCATAGAAACAGGTACTAAGGCTTTAATGAAGTCTGCCACATCTATAAAAAATCTAGGAAAAGCATTGATAATGTATTCAGTTGCCGTATATGTTTTAGCTAAAGCATTAAAGAATCTTCAAGGAATAAAGTACGAAGACATACAAGATGGTTTATTTGCTATAACAGCGTTGATGTCATTATTTATTCTAATTATGGAAGTAATGAAATCTTCCGAGAGTAGATTTAACATAGGAAAAGGAAAATTTAGTGGTAGCGGAAAATCATCAGCATTATTCCAAACAGAAGCCGAGGCTCATGGAATGTCTGCAGCTTTAAGAGCTTTTGCTGGTTCTATTTTAATAATATCTATATCTTTAAGATTGTTAAGTGGAATTGATGAGAAGGATTTAAAGGCCGGATTAAATGCTTTAGAATCATTACTTGGCATATTTGCAGGATTAATGGCTATAGTTTCATTTAGGCAATTTACAATAAAAGATAAAGCCGTATTGTCTTTTAATAATAATGCTAAAATGATAAAAACTTTAGGCGGAGCAATGCTAGCATTTGGCACATCAGTCGGTATATTGGCGGGCGCTTTATGGGTGATGTCTAAGATTAGCAAGAATGACTTAGATAGAGGATTAGGCGTAACATTAGCATTTATAACTGCTATTGGTATATTTATTAGTGCGATGCTAATATTAACCAAAGATAGCGGAAAAGGCCGAATGGAAAGTCTATCTGTATTTATACAGGCTTTAGGTCTTGGCATGATGGAAATGTCAGCTTCATTATTGATATTATCAGGTGCCTTATACATAATAGCTCAGATAGACACTGCAAGTTTGATAACAGGTGGTATTGTACTAGGAGCATTTTTAGCTGGAATAGCGGCTATAATGATGTATGTTCAAAAACATATTCGTTCTATATCTAAGAATTGGAAAGCATTTGCGATAGTTGCAGGTTTCATAAGCGCTATGGCTGTAGATATGGTCATATTAGCAGCAGCTATAAAAATAATTAGTACTATAGATATACCGTCTCAGTTTACGTCGATAATTGCATTGGTTGTGGCTTTAGGCGCTATAGCAGCATTAGTATATGCAGTTCTTAAATTTAAAGAACAGATAACTTCTGGAGATGCTATTAAAGCATTAGAGGTAGTTGGCGGATTTTTCTTAGCAATGTCGGCTACTATGTTACTTATAGCTAGTGCTATTAGAATAATAGGTGGTTTGGATACAAAACCATTAGTTACAGCTGCCGGATCATTATTGGCATTTTTAGTAGCATTTGGAGCTAGTGTCGCTTTGATAACAGTATTTGCAGACCAGATAGGTAGAGCTTGGCCAGCATTTGCTGTTTTGGGTGGAACCTTATTAGCTTTAGCGGCATCAATGCTTATGTATGCGAAAGCTTTAAAGATGCTATCTGAGATATCAAAAGAAGGTGCTGATAATATAGCGTATGTTGTTGAGACTGGTGGTAAAGCTTTAATTTCATTATTACCTATGCTTGGAACATCTATAGCTGGTTTCTTAGTGAATTTAGTATCAGAATTAGCAGCATCGGCTGATAAGATAGCTACATCTATAGCCGAGATAATAGCGCAAATAGTTGCCGCAATAGCCGCTAGAATACCAGAGATGGTTAGAAATCTACTAGAAAGTATAGTTAGTAGTTTATCAATATTAATAGAATTCATACCTAGAATTGTAGATTTAGTATTTGATTTCTTAATCAAAGTGATAGAGGCAGTTACCAATAGGCTTCCCGAATTAGTAGGCAAAGTCGTTCAAATGTTATATACATTCTTCGCATCTGTTATAGATGCTTTGGGCGATATAGACATGAGTAAGTTGATTCAAGGTCTAGCCGCTGTTGGATTATTAACAGCTATAACTTTAGGCTTAGCTGCGGTATCATTATTAATCCCATTAGCAATGGTAGGCTTAATGGGTGTTGCCGCAATGGCTGTAATGATGACTGAAGTATTCTCGGCTTTAGCTTCTATAGGAGGATTTGGAGCTAAAATTGATAAAGCTACTGAGGTTGTTATTAAACTTGGTAATATGATAGGAAGCTTTATCGGTTCACTGGTTGGTAGCATGGCTGAGCAATTTTCATCACATCTACCAGCAATTGGCGAAAGCTTCTCTGCATTTTCAGAAACAATAGCACCATTTATAAACAATATTTCTTCATTAAATACCGATAATTTAATGGGAAATATATTAGGAATCGCTGGAGCAATGGCTTTATTAGGAGGAGCAGAAGTAATATCATTACTAACTGGCGTTGGAATGCTTCCAGAATTAGCAAAGAATTATTCAGCATTTGCTGAGAATATGAAACCATTCTTTGAAATATGTGGTGGATTATCTGAAGAGTCGGTGGCTGGAGCTGAAGCATTAGCTAAAATAGTAATGGCTATTGCCGCTGCTGAATTGATAGATGGTATTACCTTATTTACATCTATTGAAGATACTATAGAATCATTCTCTAAGAAACTTCCTGGTCTAGGAACTGCTATGAAAGAATTCTCTGATAATATTAAGGGAATTGATAATGAAGCAGTCAAAGCCGCTGCAGAAGCAGCTAAGAATCTTGGAGAAATGGCTGCAGCATTACCAAATAGTGGTGGTTTAGCTGCTTTCTTTGCTGGAGAAAATGACTTAGATACATTTGGCGAACAATTAGAAAAATTTGGTGTGTCATTAGTTAAATTTTCAGACAGTGTTAGCAAAGAGGGTGCTGTTAATCCGGAAGCTATATCTAGGGCTGTAGAAGCTGGTAAAGCATTAGCAGAACTACAAACTGGAATAGAGAAGATAGGTGGCGTAGCCGCTTTCTTTGCTGGCGAAAATGATTTCGAAACATTTTCTAATGGCATCGTATCTTTTGGTAATAGTTTAGCTTGGCTATCGGTGGTAGCTGTAAATGTAAATCCTGAAGTTGTACAGAAAGTAGTAGATGCTGGAACAGCATTAGCCGGACTTCAATCTAGTATGGAAAATGTTGGAGGAGTTGTATCATGGTTTACTGGAGATAAGAACTTTGAAACATTTGCCACTGGTATAGTTGCTTTAGGAGATGCCTTAGCCAAATTATCAGAGACGGCTTCCGATGTTAATCCAACATCATGTATGACTGTAATATCAACATTTGCTGATATAGGAGATAAGATCTCGACCTTAGCAGATATTACAATAGGTGATATTTTACAAATAGCATGGCAATACGGACCAGCACTTGAAGAGATTGGCAGTTCTATGAAGAAGCTAAGCCAGAATCTTTCAGAGTTCAATGCCTCAGTAGTAAATGCAGCAATTATATCATTCCATGCAATTACGGATTTGGCTATTTATATTTCAGCACATACTGGCGAGATGTCGGGTGCTATAAAACCTATGGAAGAATTTGGAGATGCTATATATGATCTTAGCAAGCGCATAAGTTCATCTGATGTTGATTCGCTAGGGGAATTAGCTGGAGCATTGTCTGAGTTGACACCACAAGTTATATTCTTTGGTAATAGTTTAATAGAGTTTACGAATGCGGCTATTATATTTGGAGAAAGCTATCAGGGTATAATTAATACATTTGTTGATGCTACAAACTTATTTATATTAACGATAAGTTCAATTATTGAAAACTTAACAAATGCGATACCTATAATTGGAGAACAAGCATCTAACTTGATCACTACATTGTCAGATACTCTCCAGAAAACCGCAGATCAATGTATACCTATTATATTTGCAACCATTGTTCATATTTTAGATACAATCATCAATACTTTGCAATTCTTTATGCCTACTATTAAGGCTAAAGGCGAAGAAATAATGAATATTCTATTTGATGGCGCTATGTCAAAGCAAGGTTCTGTCTTATTTGGTATGGTTAATATTGCTTTGAATATTGCTAGGGGATTAGCCAACGGTTTAACATCAAATAGTGCTGTAACTGCTGTTAAGAGCGGAATATCTAGTTTGATCCAACACATACCAGAAACTATTAGAAAGCTATTACGTATTGCATCACCTTCTAAGGTTATGATAGCAATCGCTAGGTTCATACCAATGGGAATAGCAAAAGGTATAACGGATAATTCATATATGGTAGAGCACGCTACGGAAAATATGGCCAATGCAATGTCACAGGCCATAGAAGATTCTATAAATTCATTTGAGTACTTATCAGACTTTAATCCAACGATTAGACCTGTAGTCGATATGACTGATATTAGGAAGAATTCTGGAGAGATAAGTTCATTATTTGGAAATTATGGAACGTCAATGTCTATGGCTGCTAGAATCAGCGCTAGATATAGCAACGGTAAGGGTGATCCATATTATGACATTACCAAAGCTATAAATAAAGTTCATGATGACTTATCAGAACTAGATGCAAATAACTACACAATTAATGGTATAACATATGATGACGGAACGGCCGTAGCAACTGCGGTTAATGATTTATTAAGAGCAACACGTATTGGAAGGAGAGCTTAGAGATGGCTAGAAAAGTTAAATCTTTGCATGTTGATTGGCATGATCATAATAAAACAAAGCTTGATGTGACTTGGATGAATCCATATACGATTAACGTTGATCCTAATAATAGAGTGGAAAAAGAGGCTTGGAGACATTTAAACGGATATTATATATGGACTAGATATATAACTGTATCTAGTGAATCTTTTTGGTATTATAATGTATATCGTTATACAGAACCCGTATTTGTTGATAAAGAAGACTATTCTGGTTCATCAGAAGCACAATATAAAAAAACACTAGACGTTCCAGAAGAAGCTAGAATAATTCAAGTTATGATAAGACTTGATATAGATACTAGCGATATGGGCGAAGGACTCGAAAATGTTTTTTGGGCTGATATACTATATGGTGAATATTCTCCAGTCATGTCTGATTTTGTTAATTGGGATGGAAAATATGGAGATTGGATTACATATTCCGACTTAATAACTAGAAGAAAAATATTTAATATTCCACCAACACCAGTAGTTGATTTAAATGATGACAATTCATTAACCATGCATGTTAGCTTTACTTTTGACCTAGATTTTGATATAATGGCACAAACTGTCATTTTTCAAGTATCGACGTCACAAGATGTATCGAAAGGTACCATTGTAAATTATTATTGGGCAAGAATACATGAAGAGGCGAATCAGGGCACTGCGTGGGTATATAATGTGCCGCTACAATACGGTACAAAATATTACGTACGTGCCCGTTTTGCTCCAATTTCTGGAATTATAGGCGATAATCAGACTACTTCATGGGAATCTGACTGGAGTGATTGGTCCGAGGAAAAACTAACAAGACCGAATTCCCCATCAACAATAAAAAAGATAAGAGCTACTAGTGAAACATCAGTATACATAGAATGTAATCCTGTAAAGAGTGCAGAATCTTATGAGGTACAATGGACTACTGATAAAACATATTTTGATACCGGCCATCCGGAAGTAGGTAGTAAAGAAAACGATTTCCCTACGATATCTTGTACGGGAATGGAGACTGGTCATAAATATTATTTTAGAATAAGGGCTAAAAATGCTACCGGTAATTCCCCATGGCTTGATGTGCAGCAAACAATTACGCTAGGAGAGATCCCAGATAGACCAAATACATGGGCTGATGATACGACCATCGATGTCGGCACAGATGCTGTATTAAATTGGGTGCATAATAGTAAAGATGGCTCTACACAAAAAAAAGCCCAAATATATATAGATATAAATGGAACCTCTCAAACCAAGACCATAACAACTTCATTGGAAGAGGATACATATTATACATATAATTTATCAACAACGTCACTTTCTTC